CCCTGAGTGGAAAGCTTCAAGCGTCAAGCTTCAAGCTTCAAGCTCAAGCCACAAGCTTGACAGCTGGGCTGGGATATGATAGGATAAAATTATAAAGGAGAAATATATGATTAAAAAAAATAATGATCCATTTGGTTTTAACAAAGCCATTAATTGGGAAAAATTAGAAGATCCAAAAGTATTAAAAGAATTAAAAAAACTTTTTGATGAAGAGGAGAAAAAAGAAAATGAAAACAAACGAAGCACTTAAAATTATAGGCGGCTCATTGAGCAAGCCCTCAAAGATGCCAGGATGGTCGATAGGTTTACCGGCCAAAGAATGCAAGACAGGCGGCAAGCTTCAGAAGGTCAAGGGCTCAGTCTGTTATGACTGTTACGCGCTCAAAGGTTGTTACGTCTTCAAGGTTGTTCAGGATGCACAGTATCGAAGGCTTGAAGCTATCAAGGGCCCGCAATGGGTCACAGCTATGGTACACTTAATTAATTCAAAAAAGCCAGATGTATTTAGATGGCACGATTCAGGGGATGTACAAGATTTAAATCATCTTAAAAAAATTTATTCAGTTTGTAGGGCTACACCAGAGAAGCGTCACTGGTTACCCACTCGAGAAGCATGGATAAAGGACCACCTAACAGACAAGCCCAACAATTTAGTCATACGATTTAGCGCGCCCATGGTGAACCAGCGGGCGCCTGATTCGTGGCCTAACTCTTCAATGGTTGTGGACAAAGGTTATCACACTTGCCCAGCCCCAGCTCAAGACAATGAATGTCGAGACTGTAGACAATGTTGGGATCCTACTGTAAAAGTAGTTTCATACGGGAAGCACTAATGTTTAAACACCCAAAATATTATAAAGAATTACGCAAGCGTAATAAACTGGATCAGGTCATTAGCCCCAGGGCCGAGACGTCGGGAACGGGCGTGCATCCTGATCCGGGCCTCAAGCAAGAAGGCACAAGCAACAAGCAACAAGCGGATAAGGCTCAAGCTATAAAGTCTCAAGCATCTTGAGGCAAGACTCAAGCCCCAAGCTGTGAGGTTCAAGCTTCAAGCCACAAGCATCAAGCTCCTTGATAACCTTCCCCTCATAAAGTTTTACAAGGTTAAGGGAGAGGTCCTTAACCAAGATAAATGTATTGCTCGGATGTCGTATATGAAATGATATTTGATGTGGAGACAGGCGTATCTTGTTTGTCTTTGTTACTTTTAATTCGACAGTGAAAAAGTGGCCAAAACTATTACAGCCCAGTAGATCAGGAGTCCCCCATGCAGCACTATTTTCCAAGCGTGTAAATGATAATTTGCAATTATTTTCAATATTGAGCGTTTTAATTTCATGCCATAGTTTCTTTTCTGGTTTCACTACTACACCTCA